TTTACTATTCAAAGTTTTAATGCTGGTGACTTTGTCGCTTACTGCTGGAGCGAGGTCAGCGGATTTTCTAAGTTTGGCAGCTATTCTGGATCTAGCAGTGCACAAACGATTACAACAGGTTTTAAGCCTGCATTCCTTTTAATCAAGTCACACGACACGGTATCTAATTGGCATTTGCTTGATAGTGAGCGTGGAAGTGCTTGGCTTGAAGCAAACGGCTCCGGAACTGAAACAAGCAACTCAAACATTTCAATCACCTATCTAGATGATGGGTTTACTGTTAATGGAAGCAACGTAAACGACAGCGAAGCGGACTACATCTACATGGCGTTTGCAGATACGCCTGATAGTTCAGGTGTTGACAGCCTAATCGACACACCGACGAACTACGAATCTGAAAATGGAAATGCAGGTGGCAATTACGCAACATGGAATCCAATAGATACAGAAGCAAATATCACTCTTAGCAACGGTAATTTAGATCTTAAGGGAAACGGGGACTCTAGAACTCGTGCAACACTTGCAATGCCAAGTGGAAAATGGTATTGGGAATGTACTATTGGTGACGTTGCTGAATCCAATCACGTAGGTGTTTGGGCAACTAATGTAAAATTAACTAATGATGCTTATAGGGTAATTTATCGTGGCGATGGTCTTAATGTTGTAGGTAGTTCATTACAAACATCAGTAAGTTCTGTGGCAACAAATGATGTTGTTGGAATGACATTTGACGCGGCAACACGCGAATTTAAGCTTTACAAAAATAATTCATTGTTGCTGACAAAAACAGCTCCAGTTTTGCCTCACGGTTCGGCTTATACACCTGCAGCAATTATGGCAGGAACAAATTCCACTATGTTTGCTAATTTTGGTCAACGTAGTTTTAAGTACACACCACCGACAGGTTTTGTCAGTCTTTGCACTACAAATCTTCCCGACCCAACGATTGAAGACGGTTCAACAGCGTTTAATGCAAAAACCTGGTCCGGGAACAGCTCTGAAACAGCCATCACAGGTTACAATTTAAGCCCTGATTTGGTATGGATTAAGACTCGATCTGCGAGCGATGAACACGTTCTTTCTGATGTAGTTAGGGGCGCTGGAAAGGTACTGTCAAGCTCTGCAGCCAATCAGGAAAGTGATTTTTCTGATCCAGGTCACTGGGGCAGTGTAAAAAGTTTTGATTCAGATGGATTTACTGTTCAATCCGGGGCTGGCGGTTATCACCGTGTCAACTTAAGCGGTCGTACTTACGTCGGCTGGGCGTGGGACGCCGGATCATCAACGGTCAGCAACACTGACGGCACCATCACTACTAATGTTCGCGCCAATGCGAGTGCAGGATTTTCAATTATAAGTTATACAGGCAACGCAACAACAGGCGCGACTTTGGGGCACGGCCTAAATAGTCCGCCTGAGCTTTTGATCTTCAAAATAAGAAGTGACTCCGGCAACTGGTACACATACCACAAAAGTGCTGGCGCTACAAAGTATTTTACCTTAGATCGAACTCACGGCGCAACATCTAACTCCTTTTTGGATGACACCGACCCAACAAGTTCTGTGATCACCGTAAGCAACGCATTTGAAGTAAATGGCGTTAATGAGGACATAATCTGCTTTGCGTGGACTTCTGTGTCCGGCTACTCATCCATTGGCTCGTACACCGGCAATGGCAGCGCAGATGGGCCGTTTGTTTATACCGGGTTCAGGCCCAAATTCTTGTTAATTAAAAACACTTCCTACTCAGGGCATAATTGGGTCATTTTTGATACTGAGCGCAATACCTACAATCTTGCTGAAAATTACCTTGCTCCAAATACAAGTAATAGTGAATATTCCGATCTAGATATAGACATATTGTCTAATGGGTTCAAGATCCGTACGGCTGGCGGTTCAACACTCGGAAACACCGTCAACTATTCAACTGCGGTGTACATCACTGCAGCATTTGCTGAGCATCCATTCAAAACCGCTCGCGCACGCTAATTAACACGAATAACTATGCTACAACTAGATGGTAAGACCTTGCAATATGACAAGGCATTTACACATAATGGAATCTCCTACCCTGCTAATTGGCTGCGCTTGACTACTTTGGAAGAAAAGCAAGCCATTGGTATTGTAGAAGTTGTTGATAACAGGCAGTCCTGGGATCAACGTTTTTACTGGGGTGTAGATAATCCTAAAGATCTCGACCAACTTAAAGAAACTTGGAAACAAAAACAAAGTGACATTGCAGGTTCATTGCTCGCTCCGTCTGATTGGCGTGTAATTAAAGCACGTGAAACAGGCGGTCAAGTTAATATCAATTGGTTTAACTACCGTAAAGCCGTTCGTACAGCTTGCAATACTCGTCAAGCTGAAATTGACAAATGTGCTGATGTTGCAGCACTTAGAACACTAATTGACAATCCTACTACCCCTTGGCCTGAAGAACCATGATTACCCTTATCCGTCCAATTCTTTTTTCATTCCTTAACTCTGAAAAGGTTAAACGTCTTATTGTTGACCTGCTTGCCAAACTGGCTGAGCAAAGCGACAACACTGTCGATGATCAGGCAGTGAAGTTTATCGAACGCGGATTGTTCGGTGGAACCCTGGAGTAATCCTCCGTCATTCCCTTCTCTAACGCTTCCAGAAGCGCCTGGAATGCCTGCGCCGGTCCTAGAAGTACCAAGGGCTCAGATACCTAATTATAAGCCCCTTGTAGTCCCTCCTAGTGACCTGCGCCCGCCGCCTGGAATTAGAGGAGAGAATGAGGATAAATCACCGAGCAAAACAAAACCACCTCAAGCTAAAGAGGTACAAATGATTGACGTGCCATTTACGGATAAAGAAATCCCAATGCCGTCAACTGAAATCATGACAGCTGCAGCTACAACAGCAGTAATTTCTGTTGCCGCCACCCTCACTGCTACGTCTATTTTTAAATATCTAGTGATGGTAATGAAGCCTGTACTTAAACAAGCATGGAGCAAACTAACAAAGAAAAACCCACCAAACCCTTCTTAAAAAAAGTGAAAGAACACGCCGAAAAGGATATTGAAATCCTTGGAACTTTTGTTCGCCTAGGTGT